ATTTGTATTTATTTCTAAAAACTTAACCGATTCGTTTTTTTGTAGAAAATCACTACCAATTATTGTTGCTTTCATAAATATTTTTTTCTTTCTTATTGATAAATATAGTCAATTAGTCTTTAATTATAAACTATTATTCAAAATTTTTTTATATATGTATATACATTATATTAATGTATTTTCGTTTTTATCCTCGGATGGTTCTAAATAAGAGGAATCTACTGAATCCCATTTTTTTAAAGGGCATGGGTTATAATTTGGTGAAAATACTTTTTTATTTAAGGGACATCCGCATTTTCCACAAAGTGCACTCCATTTTAAACCCTTTATCACCTCTTTTCTAAATTCACATTCCAAACAAATTTCAAGTCTTAGTTTTGCTAATTCCTCTTGTTTAGATGTGGGTTTAAATGAAATTTTCCAAGCGTCAAATATTTCTTTATAATTAATAGTGGGTATTTTAATCATATTATATTAATGTTTTAATATTTTTTTGATTATCGTAATAATCATAAATATCGTTATATTTTTTTATAAAGTTATCGTCTAATTTTAAATTACATTCAAAATTCTGACTTCCATTAGACCTTTCCATCTTAAATGGTTTACCAACCTTATTAGTAACCCATTCTTCCAATTCTTCAAATTTTCCAAATTCAAACCATTTTATTTTTGGGTAATTATTATGCCAATATGATACTGGTCTTATTAAAAGACGTAACATGGTCTTAATGTCTCTATTGTAATATGGTATTGAATTTTTAATATATTTTTCAATTTTATTCCTTTCTATAAATTCATTTATTATCATTTCCTCATTTGACACTAAATCAGAATAATTATAAAATAAAATATCATTTATATCTATTTTTTTTATTATATTAGACAGTTCAATATTACCCTCTATCTGTAACATGCGAATTATGTGTTTCCATATTGATAAAAATCTTTCATGTTCATCTCGTTTAACTGATATAATTTCATATTGATTTCCAAATTTTGACAATAAAGAATTTACTGTTTCATGAACATGTGGTATAATTTCTGCAATATGTTCATTACTTAAATTTAAATCAATTGGGGTGGGGTAGTTATCTATAAATTGTTGCGCATAATGTTCTAATTTAAAACCACTTCGTAGACATGATATATGAAAAGAGGTTGATGCACATCTTGGTAAACTTATATATAAAAATTTATTATCTACTAACATTATATTAATGATTTTTGTGGGCTTTTTGATTTTGCAGCAAAATTAAAATTTAGGATAAATCTATCTCCATCAGATGGATAATTTCCATGATGTGCCAGTTTGCCATCAAATATAACACACCTACCCATTTTAGGAGATACTTTAGTTAATAAAGAATATGAATTAAAGTCTACACCATTAAAATTTTTTTGATATGTTTCCGCATTATTTCCATTAATATTATTATAAATGCAAGTATCTCCAGTTGAATTGTTGATGTAATATACCATTGCAATGTGATTTCTACCGTCATCACAATGTAATAAATCCATTTGGTTATAATCTCCGATAGGTGTGGTCCAATTAATTTTCCATCTATAATTTTTAATAAATTCTAAATTTAAATTTTTCGCAACAACCAATTGCATATTATCAATTATATGATTAATTTCTTCATTTTTACAATTTGATTTTGGGTGGACCTTTGCTGGAAATTTATGTGTTTCAAGTTTTCCCCCATAATATCCTGTAACATTTTCCATCGATACCCATTCTATATTACTACTTTTTACATAATCGTTTAGAATTTTTTGTTCTTCAGTTGATATTATATCATCAAATACATGGTAATTTTTTATCATAGTACACTTTTTTCTTTTTTAATATATTCAAATCCAACATTTCCTGCAATTACTATTCTATCAACAGTAGATTTTGGTGCATTATTTGGTGCGTGTGGCATAAAACCCGGCATTATAATTAAATCATCTTCTTCCGGTCTAATCCAATATTCATTATCATTCTGTCCTTTAAAATATAATACCCCATCTTCACCTTCCATTATATCGGGCATTTGAATATAATAAACATACGTATAATGTGGATAGAATTTTTTATTATTTTTATTAATTTCAGTGTGAGTATGATACTTATCAATTCCTTTTAAATCATTATGTTTAAAATGAATCTGAATAGGATTTTTTGACCTAACTATATTCACCCACACGTCCGTATTAATCTTATTATAAGTTGTGTTATATTCGTTAAATAATTCTTTACAATAATTTATACCATTTTGCATTATTTTATCTATCTCATTTTTTATGTTGACATCGCCTATAAAATTTATGTCATTGTTCCAAACTTGTGTATATCCGTACCCGTCTGTATTATTTTCAGGCATAGATTTAATTAATTCATACGATTCTTTTAATAGTTTTGATTTATTCCTCACTAAATTTAATTTACATTTCCAAATAAAGGTAGTATCATCAAAATAAATTTTTTCAATCATAATATTGTTTTTTCTTTCTTTAAAAAATTATTATAAAATATGTGTTTATATTGATTTTTATTAAATGTCAAATAAGAAACATCAATATCTAATGTGTCAAAAATTGAATTTTTAGTATGAAACGTTTTATATATTTTTTCTAAATCGTTTGGTATTTCTTTGTTCATGTAAGTTTCCCAAAATTTACTATCACTTCTTGAACAATTATAATGGTGGCGTATAAATAACATATTTTGATGATTGAATTTGAATACTTTACGATTGTATTCATCTCTTTCTGAGTAATCAAAAATGTTTTTAGGTAATTGTTGTAGTTGAAATATTATTGTCATTATTGAAGTTGCCTCCAATGGTTCTAAGAACCCGCTGGATAATCCAATGGCTACACAATTTTGTACCCATACATCTTCATAACATCCGGCATTAAATTTAATTTTCTTATTTATTTGTATATCCCTACCTTTATGTAATCTTATAATTTCATTTTTAATAAATTCATCATCAATCATTGTATCATTATATAGATACCCACAACCCCATCTATTTTGTAAAGGTATTTTCCACATCCAACCCCAATCGATAGCTTCTGCTATTGTTCTTTGTTTGATGTCTATATTTTGTTCATTTATAAAAAAGGGTAATGCGGAGTTTACTAATAATTCATCTTCATATGAATTCCATTTTGATTTGTATAGTTTACCAATAATCATTCTATAAAAACCAGAACAATCAATAACAAAATCGGTATCAATTTGTAATCCATTTTTTAGTATTATTTTATTTAACTCATCATCAACTAACACAAAATCTAAAATTTCGGAATCAATATAATTTACATCACATTCTATGCTTTTATTTTTTAAGTAATCGGCAAATAATCGAGCATCAAAATGATATGAATATCCCTCATTCTCCAACCCATCATAATTAAAACCGTGTACAAAAGAATGTTCTTTATTATTATTCCATTTATCGAATATTATTCCATATTTTTTTGTACCATTTACTTTTGTTAAAAATTCCTCTTCGTTAAAACCAAACTCCTCAATTAATGTTGAATATAGATTTGGTGTACCACCTTCACCCGCACCCAATATTCCAATTGTTGTACTTTCAATCAATGTGATGTTACAGTTGACGTGTTTCTTTTTCAGATAATATGCGGATAACCAACCGGCTGTGCCACCCCCAACAATTACTATATTTTTCATATTATATTAAATTTTGTTTATATGAATTGGTTTTAACTAATGACACCCAGTTCACTAACGAATATCTAATACCATGGATGATTGGGGTTACCCTGTGAAGTAATCCCGAATTAAAAACATATAATGTTCCAATTTTATTTTCTATTTGAACCAACTCTTTTTTTGAATTTTTAATTTCTAATATACCACCTGAATAGGTATCATTTAGTTGAATTACTATTGATGCGTATCTGTCTCTATATATGGTAGAATTACTATCTGTGTGCCAATCAAAGTATTGATTTTCTTTATATTCTGTAAATTGAAAATCTCCTAAACCAGTAACTTCCGCCCCGTTTATATTAAAAGTTTCTCTTAACTTATTAGTTAATCTTTCATTTAAAAACCCTAAATCGGAAATCCATCCTATTGACGATTTTCTACTTTTGTCAGAATCGGTACCATAGACTTTGGCTGGTGATAATGTCAAATCACTTTTACATTTATTCAAAATAAAATTACATTCATCTTTTGATAAGAAATTTTCAATTACCTCGATGTGATTATACATTTTTTTTATCTTTTAATCCAAATTTAATCCATCTATACCAAATCCTTTCATGAATATAGTATTGAATGGGTTTATAAACTAATTCAGCAACACCAAAGGCCGCTCCGACCTTAACCGAACCACTTATCCACCACATTATACCAAATCCAATTAAGGTAGATATGATACGGTACGATATTGTTTTAGCTATGTGTCGTTTACGTTCTACTATCATTATCCTTTATTTTCATCGTAAGTAACTGTTCCGTCTGGTTTCATGTGGCCAGTTCTAATTGCGGTACCACTAATAACCGCAACATCTGATGGTGGTTCGTGATAGATTACATCATAACCCACACCCCGACCGTAATTAATACTTTCAATATCGGGAATAATTGATATTAATATCTTATCGAATTTATCCTTAAAAAAAGGTTCATTAGATAGTTCTAATAAAATTTGTTGTGCGGTTTTAGGATTGTTTTCATCTTGTTCAACATCTCTAATCGCCACCCAAACATTTTTACCTTTCTCTAATTGTTGGTTAATTAACCATTCATGTCCTTTATGCCAATTTTGCCATCTACCCACATACAACGCGTACTTTTTACTCATATATCTAATTTTTTTGTTAATTCAATAAACGAATCTACCTCCAATCTATCTGTTGTATCAATTTCAATGAAATCGTCAGTTGGGGCTTCGTAATTGGTTACATGAAAATCATTTCTACCTCTATCGTCAGTGGTATGAACATAAATCTCATAAACTTCGTTATTTTCTTTAAATTGTTCTCTTTGGTCTCTATATGGTGATACAAGTGATACGACAACATCATATCCCTTTTCACTCATAAAACGAGCAATGTCCTGAGCTCTCTCAATATTTTTTCTTCTACCCGTTTCGGAGTAGTCTTTGTTTTGAAAGATATCTCTTAAATCATCACCGTCAATGTGAATGACCTTGTTTGAATGTGAAATATACGACTCTAAATGTTTTGCTAAAGTCGTTTTTCCTGCTGCGGGTTGTCCGGTAAACCAATATATCATAATACCATTAATATACCTAACTTTTATGAAAAAGTCAAATATTAATGGTTATAAATAAATGGGTCTCTTTTACGTAACTCTTCTAATTTCTTTTTGAATCTTTTTTTCTTTTTGTACGATTCAATCTTGTCTAAAATCCACTTAAATAACTTTTTCATATGTTTTGTTTTAATATTTTATTTATATAATACATGATTACCAATAACTAATAAATCCATTTCGGTATCAAAGAATGTATCTATTGCGTCTTTTGGTGTTAATACCATTGTTTTATCTTTCACGTTAAACGATGTGTTAAGAAGTATTGGGTATCCGCTTACCAATTCAAACTCTTCTAATAGTTTGTGTATTAATGTGTTTTTATATACAGTTTGGACTCTAGCCGAACCATCTACGTGTGTTACCGCTTTTAAGATATCCCTGAACTGTGGTTTAACCTGTACAACTTGGTTCATATAAGGTACATCGTCGGTCATTTCAAAAAAATCATGTTGTTTCTCTTTTGTCACCATTGGTGCAAATGGTCTAAACCCTTCTCTTTTCTTAATCACTTTATTAATCCTATCTTTCATATTTGGAAGTGTTGGATTTGCTAATATTGATCTATTACCCAATGCCCTTGACCCAAATTCAATGTGTCCACTAAACCAACCCACAACACTACCTTCATTAATCTTCTTCGCAACATATCTCAGTAAACCCTTCTCAGTTGTAAAGTTTTTATACTTCAACCCTTTAATTGATTTTTGAATATCGTCGTAAAAGTATTCTGGTCCTAAAAATGGATTTCTTGTTATTTTATTTTTTAATTTTCTTTCTTTTACTAAGTAATGTGCAACCGCACCTATTGCCGAACCCGCATCCGATGGTGCCGGTGGTATCCATAGATGTTGAAAGGAACTATTACCCACAATTTTACCATTCGCGGTCCCATTATAGGCGCAACCTCCACTTAAACAAAGATTGGTTCGTTCACTAATAATTGATATTGTTTTCAATACTTCAAATAAAATCTCCTCATACACTTTTTGTACTGACGCGGCCAAATCTTGGTGAATCGATTCGATACTATCTTCGGGTAATCTTTGTTCAACACCAAGTAATTCCGATAATTTTTCATTAAACATTACTTTGTCGGACTTATTCCAACAAAACACATCTAAATTACATTCTAATTTACTATTTTTATATGTTATTAATTTTCTAACAACATCTAAGTAAGTGTTTGGATTACCGTAAGATGCTAACCCCATCATTTTGTATTCACCTTCGTTTGGTCTGAACCCTAAGAAGGATGTCATTGCCGAATAATATAAACCAATTGAATGTGGGTATTTTGCAAGAGACGCATATTCAATACCACGTTCATTCCCTAATCCAACAGACATGGTATCGGTTTCACCAACACCATCTATGGATAGACAAGTCGCCTCTTGAAAATGTGACGTGTAAAATGAATAGTATATATGTGCTTCGTGATGTGTTGAATAGAAAACATTTGGTGAAATTTTTCTTAATCTTTCATCGACTTCCTTTGCGATGTTACGAATTTTTAAATAAGACTTTAACGAATAAATTGGATTCTTAAACCATTGTGGTTTAATGTTATCCATTACTCTTTCATATTTCAATTTCGGGTCTTCGTAATAACAAACCGCTTGTAAATTTTTATCTGTAATTTTAAATTGTTTATAGATATATTCTAAAGTCTTTTCGGGAAAAGAACTGTCGTGTTTAATTCCCGTAAATTTTTCTTCTTCACATGCAAAAATCAACTGATTGTCTCTAAATAAACAAACAGAAGAATCGTGATAAAATGCTGATATTCCTATTATATACATTACT